CGCGTTTACCATATCTGTGTTGAATTGGGTGTCAGTGGACCACCCGGCGACTAAGTGCATAAATAAGTGCATATAGTCATCGGTCTCGCGCTCAGGGAGGCGTCGTGCGCGTTGATACGCGTACTGTTGCTCCCATCTCTGGTATCCGCGGTGCCACCTAACCTGTCCTACGTTTTCCCAACGTAGCGAAGGAGAGGCAAGCCCGTCACCATCGCCTAAGGCGACCGGCGAAGATACACAGGAGGCAAATGCCTGAGCGAGTTTCGGAAACCCTGCCTTTTCACTCGACGAGGCAAAATTCACCATAGGTGAATCTCCCGTTATCATCCCAAACCTGGGACGGACAACGGTCACGTCGTGATCGCGGTACCATTCGGCACCGCAAGACTCGCGGAATAGCGAGGAACGAAGGCAGCATTTGTGGCGATTAGGAGTAAACCCCAGCTGTGTCAATGCGTCGAGTAGCTCATCAGCTACACCGACTGGCACAATGAGATCATCCCCATATACAGCCACTTCGCTTTCATCGTAGCCGCGCGCACTAGCGATAGTGCATGCAACAGCTGCGAATACAAGCGACTCAACAGGGAAGCATAAGGCGGACCCCATAGGCGCGAAGACCCTGAAAGGGACAACGCGACCAGAGGGGAGTCGGCCGGCAGTGCTTCGGAGTGCATCCAGTAAGGCAAACCATGGGGCGGGAAGTAGTTGTTTGACTATCTTCCTCGACACGGTATCGCTAGCGTTGCTCATATCGAGCGTTGCGTACTTGAGGTTTCTCGATCTTGTGCGATTAAACACTTGGTCGCGGAACCGAATACACTTCGTTCGTTTCTCTAGACGAGAAACAATATCTCGTAAGACTGCCTGTTGCAGAAACTGCATTGACAGCGGTTCACAAGATATGATACGAGGCTTCGTAGCGTCCTTAGGAACAGCGATAACCTTCGTGATGGCATGTCTCACGACATTCACACGAGGTTGCGCTTCAATATGGCGTAGGTTGAGGCGGAGGAGAGCTATATCACCGATGCTATCCGGATAGTTCGACGTATAATAGGTCGCAACACTTCGGTAGAGCGTATGGAGATGTAACTTCTCGTATCCGCGTTCGCCTGTAGAAACAGAGCCAGGTCCGTGTTTCGGCATGAGCCGAACAAGGTCAGGCACCCGTCCCAGCCATTCGTTGACTAATCTTCTCGCATCACTGCGTAGATTAGGCCACTGGATCTTAGTCTTTTCAGAGAAGGCAGAACTAGGTTGTGAAACCCGGTCAGCCCAATCATCAAGATACTGTTGAGGATCGACCAGTCCATGAGTCCTACTAAATAGACCGTACACTTGGCGTATCCACCGAACCTCGAGAGGTCCGGTCATGGTAATACCAAGCCAGTCATCGTAGTAGGTCTGACCCGTTGCGAGGCAGAGGTTAACCGCCTTGAATCGCTGAGTCAGTTCTAGGATTGATGTGTGAGTTACGCGTTGGCAAAATCCGTCAAAGACCGATCTTGATACGCGATTCACATCGCCCGTACGGGCGCGATCTAATATGGTTCCCTTGCCGTCTAGGCAGACGGCCATGAGAAAAGACTGAACTAGCTGTTGATCCAATTTGATGGTCATGTGCTAGACTCCTTACCACTAAAGGTATAGATTGTTAGCGTGTTAGGGCTTCTGAATACGGAGAAGATTTACTTCCGTGTTCAATGCGTTGTTTTTCCGAGCGCTCGCAATGTCCTGCAAGAATCGATTTACAAAACTGTAATACTCTTTTCGTGCAATGGACTCTGCGATCGAAGCGTCATCTGCTACTGATTTGATATCCAGTAATAGATGATCGGACTCAAGGCGACGGGAATCGAAATCCCCTTTCGCTTTGATCCGGCGATCACTAGCTGCAACCCAAGTTTTAAGAAGGGTTTTAACTTGTTGTCGTGCTTTGTCATTATAAGGACTTTTCTCTGACATAGGAGACCTTCTTATTAAGGAAGGCGACCTTGACGGAGATCCTCGGTGACATCGGAAAGGGCCAAGAAATTCCGGACGATAGCCATCACGCGCTTTTGGCGCGCGTCGGTTGCCGAACTGGAACGAGCGGTAGTATGAGTGATAGCGACGCTATCCATGAGCGTCGAATCGGTCGATGTATCCGGGAAAGCTTCCTGGACCAGAACCGTACGACGATCACTACCCTTGGCACCCACAGGCTTTAAAGCCATGCTCACCTTAACGATAAGGGGAGAGGCCAAAGAAGAATCTGTGGAACGATAAACAGCGGAGTTATTTCCGCTGGATTGAAGCTCAAAGACTACGTCGGTGGTACCGTCGGAATCTTTAACAGTAAAAGTGCTAAGCATCTTTATGGATCCTTTCCACGCCAAAGGCGTGGTGTTGAGTGAAGGCTCCCACAACCAGATTGATTGCAGATAACCCGTTGCTCTACCAGTGACGAGATGTTATTTCGCCTTCTGAACCAGGAGGCTCAGAGATAGAGCTGACCGATTCCAAGACCATTGGTTTGGAAGCGGCGGAAGCGCATTAATAGCCGGTAGCCCGCGCGTGCGTAAGTAAAACCTACGCTTGCGGGTCCATTCTATTGTTCCCGAGGTCACTGTAGATCCTGTAGGGTACGTTCCAAGTTTCGGTCGCACATCACAAATGCGAGTCATCTCTGACTCACGTTTTATGCTGCTCCAGAACTCATGGAAATGATACGCCTTGGCAAGACCAGAGATATCTCGGGGAAAAGGATCATTCGCGGTTAGCCACTTGCCGACTGGTACGAACCAATCGACGACGAAGCTAAAAGGAATGAGTTCCCATGCGATTCCGACTGGGTTGTTAAGACCCAATCCGTTTATCCACGAGCGTGTAAGCTGCGTGGCCATATTGTGCGGTTCCATCGAAACGATAGCTCCGAGCGTTCCAACAACTTTGTGCTTGTCAAAGCCCTCATTGTTGTAGTTCTCGAAGTTCTTATCCCGATTCGCACACACAGGGGCACTGTAAGGATCTTCAATCTCGACAACAGACCGTCCGAAAACTCGCGTTTTCTTGTAGACGTTGTCATTGAACCAATCCATCTTCTCTTTGATCTTATCTTTGAGATTTTTGAACTCCGTGAGATCGCGTATTAGTGGCATCAATCCAAATTCAACGGAAAGATGCGACGAGGCCATGTCACGTATGTTCATTTTCCAGTGCCTTCGAGGCCAACGTACTATCCCCTCAAATATGCCGGGGACTAGTTTCTTGAGTGAAGCTAATTCTGCGATGTTTACAGCTAGGCTTTCAGTCCGGGGCAGAACGCCCTGAACGTTATCCATGATGTTTACCATCGCTGCGCTCCAATCAATATCAATGTCAGCAAACTCAGCTTTAGCATCTAACCACTCATCTTGAGAGTAGACGAGGCCAAATCTGCTTACGAACTGAGGAGGCTTACTCCACCCGCACGTGCCAGGCACGTGGTGGATGTCGTTCACCTCATGTTCGCATTCATTGAACGCTGGTTTAGGGTTACGTGTATGGACGATCCAATTATCATCGGTCAACATATCAAAAGGACCGATAAAATTGCCGCCAGAGCTGTAGTACCCGCCAGGGTACGTCGTCTCAATGCGGTTGGTTTTAGTAACGAGATTATCTGTTACTACTTCCGTGATAGCCATGGTAACTCCTTTTCGACAGTGACACCCCTGGATGGGGTG